TGGAGTTCAGACGTGTGCTCTTCCGATCTTCCAAGATGTCCGGCATGGGGATGCCGTACTGATACATTTTGAAAATCATCCGAACAATGGCGGCTTCGTCAGGTTCGATGACGATTTCACCGTCCTTGGTCTTTCGATAGCCATAGGTCTTAGTCCAGCGCGACTCGCCGTTTTCAAACCGCTTGCGGATGCCCCATTTCAGGTTTTCGGAAATGGAGCGGCTTTCCTCCTGCGCAAAGGCAGCCATGACCGTCAGGATCAGTTCGGATACCGAAGTTGCTGTATCCAGTCCTTCCTTTTCAAAATAGAGCTGGACACCGATGCTCTGCAGATGACGCACATAGGACAGGCACTCGACCGTGTTGCGGGCAAATCGGGAGATGCTTTTCGCCATGATATAGTCGACCTTGCCTGCTTCGCAATCTTCCATCATCCGGAGGAACTCCTTGCGCTTTTTCACGCTGGTGCCGCTGATGCCCTCATCAGCATAGATATCCACCAGCATCCAGCCGGGATGCTGGGCAATCTTGGCACGGAAGGCTTTCATCTGCTCCTCCAAGCTGTGGAGCTGAATCTCCTGATCCGTGCTGACACGGGCATAGACCGCAACACGGACTGTTTTCAAAGTGCTGAGTGCCTGAAATCCGAGCTTCTGTACCCCCGTGTCTACCTTTTCTACTGTAATTTCCATGTATTCTACTCCTTACTGCCAGTTAGTATGTTTTACTGCCATTTGTTTTTTTACTGCCACTTCGGGTCGTTCAGGACCTTCTGCTGTTCCTCATTGAATTTCTTCCGTCCGGAGTGGAGCAAACCCATCTGCATCATGGTCTGCACACGCTCGAATTGTTCTCTGCTGACAATGCCTTCATGATGGTCTTCCAGATGAACTTGAGCACGTTCTCCCCTGTTCCGCTTGCTGTATCGGTGTCCATTCTTACCGTAAGCCGTGTAGTAGCAGTCCGTCCAGTAATCCCCCATGTATGCGACATTTTTCAACATACTGGGCAGCCGATTTCGATTCTGCGACCATGACACACCGGTACTTTCCTCATCTTCCATCTTGTCTAAGCCGACTCGGATATCTGCGTAGCATACTCCTTTTGCCGCCTGGTCAAAGGCATAGCGGACACGACGGGCTTCGGATTCTTCAATTCTCCATTCGCCCTGCTTGTTGACCCTGCGAAAGCCGTAGGTCACACGGCCTGTCGGAATGCCCTGGTCGTGGAGGTAGGCGATTCCGGCTCTCACATTCTCACCGATGCTCTTGGACTCCTCTTCGGCGATAATAGCGAGGATGTGGAAGAACAGCTCACTCTGACCGTCCATCGTGTTGATGCCCTCTTTTTCAAAAATGACCGGGATGCCCAGTTCTTTCAACTGACGCACCACGGTCACGCAATCAAGCATATTTCGGGAGAATCGGGAGATGGACTTGGTGTAGATGATGTCGATTTTACCATCCATGCAGTCTTGGATCATCTGTCGGAATTCCGGTCGGCCCTGCGTACTGCGTCCGCTGCCCTCATCTGCATAAACCTTTACGAGTTCCTCATCAGGATTTCTGGAGAGCAGCTCTGTGAAGTAGCTTTTCTGAATCTCATAGGAGCCTTCCTGACATTCCATGCCGGTGCTGACTCGGCAGTATGCCGCTGCCCTTTTCTGTTTCACTACAATTTCCATTGCGTCATCCTCCTTGGGGTAGTCGTATAATGCCGCATGTACGGCTGAATAGCAAGTTCTGTCGCCCAGATAAATCGGCATATTACTGACAAACTATCTGCCTGACAGAACGCCCAGATTGCAGCAGATACGACAAATGTAAAGGGCTTCCCGATCGATTTGGAAAGCCCGGAGTGCGGCGTTTGAATCAGCCCGGTCTATTTGCCGGAGAGTGCTTACGGGTTAGACTTTCTTTGCGTAGTCGAGGCTGATCCAGCCGTCACGCTTGCTGGCATAGGATTTCAGGAGGCCCCACTTGGATTCACCCTTGCCAGTTGCCTCTGCAACAATGGTGAACACACCCTTGCCGGTGAAACCGCGGGAGCCGTAGTTCGTGCCGGGACCTTTGCGGATGTGCAGGTCAGAGATGGACACTCGAACCGTGTAGGGCTGAAAGGCCGTGTTGGTGGGATAGATCACCTTGCCGTTCTCATCGAACACAGAATAGCCGGGGTTCTTGTCCGCACACGCCTTGGCGTTGCTCAGGTCACGGAAAGCCCCCTTCTGGGATACATCATCCGACCAGTTCTTGCGCACACGGTACAGAGCCGTTGTTGGCGCAATAGCTACCGCCACATCGTACTGGGTCAGGTTCCACTGCTCAATGACCCGGCAAAGGTTCTGTACATAGTCGAGGCTTGTTGCATAGCCGCCGTCCTTGATAATCTGCACGGCTTTCTTGTAGTCGGTGCAGCCTGCCAGACCCTCATACCGCTTCTTGCTGCCGTTCATAGCACCCAGCAGGTAAGCAGAGTGGTCAGCGATGGAATCCTCGATGGAGCTGTACTTGCGGAAGTCAGCCGTGACGGTCACATAACTGCCATCCGTATTCTGCTCCCCGGTCTTCATCGTGTAGACGGAATGTCCATCCCACGCAGAGCCAGGCCAACTGTTCCCTGACAGCGAGGACTTCATGCCAAAGCAGTTATTGGCGTTCTGGGCCAGCTCGGACTTGCCATAGCCGGACTCCAAAATGAACTGTGCCAGAGAAACGCTGGCAAGAATGCCGGACTGCTTCTGATTGGCAGTGAACAGCGGTGCCACCTTTGCCACAACCGCCGCAGGCTCCATATCTTTCAAAGAGGTGGCCTGCAAACCAGTGGGAGTGTTGGAAGTGCCGAGATTCGCCGTCACTTTGGTGGCCAGATCACCGAGACGGTTGTACAGCCAGTCGCCGGGACACTCTTTGTTGGCATACCAGCGGTGACAGGTGATTACCATCTCATTTGCCGCAGGAGCGTAATTGAGAGTTTTATTCTTGTCACCCAGCCAGAGCAGTTTGGTCTTGCCATTGCGCTTGCAGATGTCTGTACAGAGATTGATCAGCGAAGCGTACACTGCGCTGTTCATCGCGTAAGGATGGTTCAGGTCACTGGCGCATTCAATGGTGATAGCTCGCTGATCATTTGCCGCACTGGAAGAGCACCAACTTCTGTTCTTCTCCTCGACACAGAGCGACACACGGCCGTCCTTGCCGATGCCGTAGTTGCAACTTGCCTGACGGCTCGTGCTGGTGAAGCAGCCGCAGATGCTCTCGGCAGAGAGCTGACCCACCACGCAATGCGGCGTGATGCGGTCGATGCTGTGCGTTCGCTGTCCAGAATGGTTCGGACTGAGCTTCGTGTAAACCACCATGGGGCTGTTGGTGTATGCCATAATAGATTCCTCGTATCATAAAAGAGTAGTATTTATAGACCGCTCTCCAGCGGAATGCTACAATAGTTTCAGGGTGCTGTGGATTGGTGAAAAATTCCTACCGTAAAGACGGTTTATTGGAGGCTCCAACCACAGCTTCTTTGTTGAAATGTTAATCAGTTAGATACCGCCAGACGGTTTATTTAGAACGAGGTTACAAGAGCAAAGAAGTCTGTGGTCCTGAACAGCATCGAAATAAATACGCCGGAGGTATCAAAATGGTTTGTGTTGGAATTGATGTTGCCAAGGATAAGCATGACTGCTGTATTCTTGATTCAGATGGAATGGTTCGTGCTGACTGCTTTACCATCCCCAACAACATGGATGGATTTAAGCAGCTGCTTCAAACGATTCGAAACTGTACCAAAAAGTCAGACAAAATAAAAGTAGGACTTGAGGCTACCGGACATTACAGCTACAACATTCTTGGATTTCTTCTTGACAATGACCTGGCCGTCTATGTCATGAATCCTTTGCACACCAACCTGTACCGAAAAAGTCTCAGCCTTCGCAAAACCAAAACCGATCGTGTGGATGCAAGAACGATTGCAACTATGCTATTGTCCGATGTAGCCCTCAAGTCCTACACGGATACAGCATACCACAACGAAGAGTTAAAGTCACTAACAAGATACCGATTCGATAAGGTTCGTGAAAGAGCCAAGCTGAAGCAGTCAGTGTCCAGAGATCGGAAGAGCACACGTCTGA